TCATACTAGCTTTTTTGTTTCTCGTATTTTGCTTCTTGCGCAGGATCTTGAAGATCAACAGGAGGATCAGGGTATTTAATACCTGAAGCAAATGCCAAGGACTTACGGAAGATTTGCTCTTCCTGAAAAACCATCAGTTCAAGACAACGACAAATACCATAAGTATAAAGTTGTAGGCACTTTTTCTTTGCAGTAGCACTGACACGTCCGTACGCTGATTTAATTTCAGTCGCAGTTACGTTAGTGATACTTAGGTCATCGATGCCTCCAAGGGCAAGCCGGATCTCACTACGAAGCTGTTCTGCGTAACGCGCTTGGTCAGCACTGACAGCGTTGGGCGTAATAAATCCAACACGATCGGTTGGCTCCAGGTTAGCGATGACCCTGGGGACGCGCAGGCCTGAACCAGGCTTTCCGTAGTAGCCAGGCTTGCGGCGGCTTTCGTTGTCCGATTTAAATGTGGAGGCGGACAGGCTGAACTCAGATTGGAAACCTGATTGGCTGGAAATACTGGGGCGCTGGTCGGTTTCGCTGCCAACTGCTTCAGTGATGTCCGCCTTGGGACGAGACGACAGCAGCGTAGGGTTTCCAAAGAATGAAAGGTTTGCTCGGATGTTTTTAACCATCTCATCATGAGCGATGATCTGGTTGGAAAGCCATTCAAACTCTCCGTATCCCTCAGTACCAAAGGCGTCGGGGTTATTGAAAACTTCTACGCATGGGATAAACTCCATGCTGTTGACAGTTCTGGTGGTGTTGTTTAAGTTTGCAAACTCCACAGGGCTGTCAAACGACATTTCCTGTTCGCTGTGGCACTCTTCAATTTCCGTTGCAGTAATCCGCAACCGCATGTAACGCTTATCAGTTGAGAGACCAATGCCACCAAAGCCCCTGCTAGATTTGACCTTATATGAATAAATAATAATTACTTCTTCTAATTCGCCATCTGGTGAGTAATAAGTTCTATAAGCATCTTTGTCAAACCAATACAATCTATACGTTTTCTTTGTTGGTCGAATATAAAAAAGACCCTTACCATAGGCCAAGAAGCGATCCCACATTGAATCGAGGCGGGCGTCCAGCTTGTTGAACTTGATTACTTGCTGAATAAAATCAAACCGTTGCGTGCCAAAGTTATCTTGATTTGGATAAAACTCAACGCCTTGCCTAATGCCAAACATGCGCATTTGCGCAAGGTGCGCATTAATGAGCATGGTATCCGCACTGCCGTTTGAGTCGCGCTCAACAACAGATTTTAAAATGTCGTCAAGAATAGATTTGTTTTCGGACATTCGTTTGGAAAGCGCTTTAGCTATTATGCCTCAATATCGTATCCGGCGTGCAACCTTTTTAGGGTAATCACATCATCTTCAACTTCGACATCAAATCGTTCGCCAGGGCTAAGCCCCATGTCGTGACACAACTCATCGGGGAGCGGAACAACAGCAGAACCGTAGGCGTCCTGGTCCAGTTCAATAATGTAATAGCCGGTAGACATTGTAAGGTGGTTTCATAAGTTTAGATCCAGAATACTTTATCCCTTACAATCCTGCACACATCAATATTCGAGCTCAAGTTTCCCCCTGGTCATCAATCCGTTGCAGAGCCAAATTAACGCGTCGACGCAGTCGTCGTGTGAGCTGACGCCAAAGTTAATGATCTCATCAGTCAACGCCTGGAACTTGCGATACTTGTTAAAAGTAATTTTGCGCTGCTCAAACAATCCCATGATGCCTCTAAAGCGTGCAACCTTGTCACCACGGAATCCTTTGACCGCATGCCAGTTAATGTTGTAAAGCCCGTGCTCTCCCAAGCAGATCCGTTTAAAGTCAGCTTCAAGGGACGCTTGGTATGCCACAGCTTCTGACCACACGTCAATAGTGCTGCCAGTGGGGAAATATTGGTTTCCATCTTTGTGTGCAATTCCCCACTCATAACACATCTCCATAAGAGACTCCAGCTTCTCTAAGTTACCCATAACGCGGATCCGCTTGCAATCTATGATGTGAATCTTGCTGCCGATCCTGCCGCCAAGCACTATGGCTGTGTAGTCATTACGTTCTCTTATACCAGCGGAGAGGTCAATGCCGATCCCCAAAGCATCAAACTCCGTGGAGATTTGGCCTTTAACAATCAGCTCAGGGGAAAGGGAAAGCTCGCTGGTTTGTGCAATTTGATTTTGATACTGAAAACTAAAACTGATAGGTGCTTGACGGCGGCGATCGCTAAGATACTCCAGAGACCACATGTTAGGCCAGTAAGAAACTTCGTCTCCGTTAGCATCAACAGTGATTGCGGATTGAACGATTTGAACCCAGTCATTTTGTGGTGTGAAGGTGGTGCTGTGAATGTCGTCGTGTCTGAACCGAGTGCCAAGGCAGATGGCTCTTCCACCCTCAAACATAGTAGGAACAATAACGGAGTTCCAGTTGTCCTCCATCATCTGTCGGATGTCTTTATTTTTAATGTCGTCGCTCGACTTAATACAGTCGTCGATTATACATAAGTGGCTTCGTTTTGAGGTCACGGCGCCTTTGAGGCCGGCGCAACAAACTGTAAACTCTTCTTCACCAGTAGACCTGATGCCTGCAAACTTCCAATCAATACTCCAGTATTCGTTGGAGTTAATCCCTTTGGCAATTTTTACCATAGGGAAAATTTCTCGATACGTTTTACTTTCTTCGATGATGCGCTTGATGGCTGCACTCTTAGGCCGAGCAACATCAACCGTGTAGGAAATGTAAAGAATCTTTAAGGGTTTTTTGTGGAAGGCGTGAACGCCAATTGCCCAAGCTGTATATAAACCTAAAACTGTACTTTTTGCACTACCCCTGGGAGCAAGGATGTCAATGTTGGGACCACCGATAGCAATCAAGCACTCAGTATTATCGCCAGTACAAAGGTAGCGGTGCCATTGCTTATGGTGTTCTGCTGGCGGTTTATCTCCTACTACGTCACAAAAGTATGCAAAATCTGTACGCGCCCGTTCAGTGTCAATGTTAGAAGTTTTTTTAACAACTTGTTGTTTAGCTGCTGCACGCGCAGTTCTGCGATGAACACTATAAAGACTTGTGCCAGCCAATGTAAACCTCAGTTATGTGCTTACCTTAGCGCACTAACCTTTATGATTCTTCTTGCAGAATTTTTGTCCATACTGCCATGGACGCTTCTTCTAAGGGGCCTTCAATAGGATCATCACGGAAGATCAAAAGCATCTCACGCAACGCACGATCGGCGCCAGCGAGGATCAGACCTTGCTTGTCGGTGAGGTGTTTTTCGTCGTTAAGTTGCTTGATGGTGCCACGCAGTTCTTTTTGGAGCATGGCGATCCTGGAGGCCCCCATGTCTTGCTTGATCATGCCAAGATCAATTGCTTCCCTAAGCTTTGCAATATCCTGCTGCATGGAGTCAATTTCCATCTCCATGATTCCATTGAAGTTTCTCTTCTTAAATTCTTTTACAGCCCATTCACTGCACTCCACGATGCTGCCTGTAAACCCGAGAAATCGGGAGTACAGATACATCTGTATGGGTGAAGAGATTTGCTTGCAAAAAGAAAGAAAGGATTCGCGGTCTTTTTCAGTTAAAGACTGGAGCCAGTCAATCATGCACGATAAGAGCCTTGCGCCCAGTTACGGTTCCTGTTGGCAGCATAGTTCTCTTGCATGATTTTCTGCAAGTCGGTTTTCCGCGTTTCTTCGCCGGCAGTTTGCGTACCGCGACGTTGCTCTTCGCCGGTTACTCGCGTACCAAGCCGTTGTTGTTCACCTTCAGTTACCGTACCGAGACGTTGCTGTTCACCAGCGGTTACTGTGCCTAACCGTGATTCCTCACCGGTTACTCGCGTACCAAGCCGTTGTTGTTCACCTTCAGTAATCATACCGCGACGTTGCTCTTCGCCAGTTACTCGCGTACCGAGGCGTTGTTGTTCACCAGTGGTTACTGTGCCTAACCGTGATTCCTCACCGGTTACTCGCGTACCAAGCCGTTGTTGTTCACCTTCAGTTACCGTACCGAGACGTTGCTGTTCACCTTGCGTTGCAATGGTGGCACGGGTTTCACCACCAACAGCTTGTGTCTGGCGCATGTCCTGCGTGGTGAAGAACGCCTTGTTCTGCTGGTCCAGCTGCGACCCAAGGGTCATGTTGAGTCGGGATTGTGCACCGCTGACTTCATTCAACGCAGTTTGGGACTCCAGGGACTGAGTAGGCTGCTGCGTTACCGTAGGGGCCGGCGGCGGCGGGGCGTAAGTGACAGAGGGTGAACTACCTCCCATGACAATAAAACCTCTTAATTAGTAATAGTATAGCAAATAGAGCAGTGATCAGCCTACTTGGAAAGTTTGACCGGCAAACCTAAGACCACCTTGTGCTGCTTGCTGTTGAGCTGCAATACCCATGGCACGGCGATATTCTGAATCGGCCGCTGAAGCCATTTGATTCTGTTTGGAGGCCATGATATTTTGGATGTTGCTCGGCGAACCTTCTTTAAAAGCTAAAAATTGCTTGCTTGCTGCCAAGTTGCGAGCAGTTGCTTGAGAAGATGCTGCCGCCATGTACGGATACAGATCTGACATCTGCTTCCGTGTGAGTTCTGCTTGGAGTGCATACTCCGAAGCACGATCTGCTTGAAGATCAGGACGAACTTTTTTATAAAAGTCATATTGCTCCTGTAAATTCTTGGTAAGGCTGCCAGTAGGCACTGCCGCTGAATCAGTTGCGACAGGCGCTACTAATGGTGCTGCCGACCCAAGGTTTAAAAACGGTTTTGCCCACGCACTTGGATCAAGTTTGCCGCCATACCTGGAACTTAAGTCATATGTTGACTTACCGACCAAACTTGCGGTTGGGTCAAATATGGAAGAAAAATCAGCCATACTGATATTGTGCCGCTAAGGCTGACCCCATTTGTGAGGCAGCATTAAGACCCATTTGTTGTGCAGTTTGTGCGCCGCCAAGCATCAGCGATTGGTTGGTACCGATGTTAGAACGAATCTGCGCAGCCGCCATCATACGCTCAAGCTCACTTTTCTTGGCTTGTTCCATTAGGGGAAGCATGGCATACCCTGTCTTAACAGCTTCAGCACGGGTTTGATCTGCTAACAAAGCTTGTTGAACGCGTGCGGTAAGTAGTCCTTTATTGGGATCCATAAGATCTTGCACGGAGAACGGTTTAGCTAATTTTGTAAGATCTTCAGGTACCGCAGCAACTTGCGGCATTGCTCCAGGTTGTTGGACTAACTGGTAGGTTGCAACTGGCCCGACAGCAGCACTTGCTCCGCTCTGTAAAGGCTTTCTTAGAGCATTTGCGGCCAACCCTGCAATAGCAATCGGCGCCATAATGGGATTTACAGCGTTAAGGCCCCCAAAAACTTGCCCTGCCATCCGGTTAAAATCAAAAGCCATAATTTAGATCCTCTTAATAAACATTTTAGTGGCAATAAGCTTTAATTAAAACAAACTACCAATGCTGCCCAACGCCATGCTTGCGCCACCCGTGAAAGGTGCCGCTAACGCGCCAACGGCACCGAGCACACCACCCCATGGGCTCTTAGATCCCTGAATGGTGTAAGGTTGCTGCTGCTGAGGATAAATAACAGTGA